GTTACACTAACAATTCCAACATTGTTTGCAATCGAAACAATATACTCAAGTGGAGTGATTCCATTCTTCGCCATAGAATACTGGTACTCAGATGTTTGGATTCCATCATGACTAATATCAAGCGTCGAGTAATGAGTAGTGTTTCCAGTTGTTATATAAACGTCATAGTGAATAATCTTCTCTGTTGGCAGATTGAAAGTATCAATTGCCTGTAAAGAAGTATTTGTCGATGTGTATACTATATTTGTCATCTAGCTTCCAGCTCTTCTACTTTTGCAGTCAGTTCCTTGATTGCTTCGATAAGAAGTGGAACCAGTCTTGAGTAGTCTACGGTCAGATATTCTTCACCAGACTTAGAAACAATTGTTCCATCTTCAAGTGTTTCATAATCCACAGGAGCAAGAGCAACTGCTTCTGGAAGTACTGCTTTCACTTGTTGAGCAGATACACCAACTTGCTGCTTTTCGTTCTTATAACCCAGTGAACGGGCTAAATCATTTTCTATATATGTAAAGCCACTAAGAGATTTAACCTTAGTAAGTGCATTGTCAAGGTTGCCTGTCTTAGTCTTTAGACGTTCGTCAGAGTAATAAGCCGTAATGTTACCAGTGGCTGCGATCTGGTTATCTACCAAGAATGCCTTAGAGTTATAAACACGCACCCAAGTGCTATCATTCATCCAAATTCCACCACCATGGGTTTGTTGATACCAGCCAGTGTTGTCCTGAGAACGGAACCAATCATTAGCGTAAACCGACGAGAATTGGGATGCGCCGTTTGGATTGGCGTAATATCCAGTGTTATCGCTATCGTAATAGATTGGTGCTCGAAGTGCGCCGCCGGCAACCAAATCTGCAAGAGATTGAACGTTGCCGTCCACTAGCAATCTTACCGAGAAGTCTCCGCCGTTAGCCCCACCCAATCCATGGATACGGAAGTCTCCTTGAGGACCCTGATCAGTTGTATTTCGTACAGCAATACCAGGGTAGTTATCCCAAGATCTATCAAACCCACAACGTAGATTGATAAGTTCCGTTTTATATAGAATGGACGTGCCGTTTGGATCAGTATAATAACCGGTATCGTTGAGATCGTAGAAGATAGGAGCACGCATGTCTCCGTTTGCTCTTGTACTTGAATCTAACTGAGCTACGTTTGTTCCATTCACAATACACATCAGACCGTGCGAAGACAATGATGCCGCTGGACCACCTGCTGAAGGATAAGACCACCAGAGACCATATGCTCCAGAAAGGCTTGTTCCGTCTGCATTACCCTTATAAGCATCGCCCATTGCATAAACACACTGGAAGCGTGTCGATGCGTATAGGCCTACAATACCATGACCGTAGTTTTGGTTAAAATAATGAAATCCGTTTTGTTGTGAAGTAGCCCAATACGATGTTCCGGTGGGATCCATGTAGTAGCCGGTGTTGTTGCTATCATAGAAGATAGTACCATCAACACGTCCACCTGAATATATTCCAGTAGGACAATAGATATTATAGGAAGCCGAAGTAGACGATGTACCAAAGCCCCAGCAGTTATCAGCATAACTATAGTAAGCTGCCCAACGCCCACCAGTCTCAAAATAGAAACCTCCATTGGCGCCTGTAAACATTAGGTGAGGAGTATTTCCACCCTCATAGAAATGTATCCCGCGCCAACCGTTTCGGGACCCACGAATAGCAACAGATCCATAGCTAGAAAGATCGTTGCCATGTATATGCGCATCATTTGTATTTGGCCAGTAAAGTCCATAGGATCCATTGAATTGTATCCATGAATTTGGCTGGAAGTATGCACTGCCCGATAGGGAGAGGCTGTAGAGATATGAACTGCCATTTGGATTTACGTAATAGCCGGTGTTGTTACTATCATAGAAGATAGGTGCGCGCATATCAACCTGAGCGACCACTGCGCCGTCATTACCAATGCTCAGTCGCAGCGATCCTCCAGTGCCATGTGTGATAGCATTATGAGTATAGAAATTAATTGTCGTAGCAGGATTGGCTTCGTAAATGGATCCACCAATAACAACTTGGTTTTCGGTTGACGAAGCATACAAGCCAATCATCGATACGCCTTCGCTCTCAGACGTATCGTTATAGTGTGATCCAGTTAGATAAGACCACTTATTAGCTCCTTCTCCAGCCTGCCCCATCTTAATATTACCACCAGCCTGATTACCTGCGCTGATGACGCGTAGCTTCACAATCTGGGATGTGCTAGCAGGATCGGTATAGAAAGCAGTATCGCTGCTATCATAGAAAATAGGAGCTCTTAAACTATTGGCTGCTTGGGCAAAATTGCCAGATTTGCCGACAGCAAATATCTCTGTTCCCAAATCTTCCGAATCATAGAAACGAATACCACCATAATTAGCTTGCGCGCCCATACGTATACCCGTATGCCAGCGTAAGTCTAGCTTATTATAATTACCACCATAGTCTTCCAGGTTTGTCCCAATGTAGTAGTTACCTTGAGCATCACTATCAGCACTACCAAACATTAGACGACGACCAGTTACAGCATTGTAGGCGTTTTGATTTTCGTTTCCGCCAATGGTAACATAGCCAGATTGATCTATGTAAATGGCATCATTTCGCGTACCGCCGTAGCGAGTGTAAAATGTTAACGAGCCTTGGGTCCAGTTTCCACTGTCACCAGCAATTTGTTTTTTGGCAACAATACCAGCCAAGTTAACAGCATTGCCACTGCCTTGCGCTTCGCGAGAAACGAATGCCATAGCTACTGTTGTTTCATCGCCACCGTTTTCATTATACAATGAAATTGCAGGACGCGATCCGTTGATACCAGCTGTAGCATTATCTGCACGAACTAACAGACCAGGAGTGTGATCGCCTGGGTTTCTGTATGTCGCACCTTCCCACTGGAAGTGTGATTGGCCGTTTACTGTCTGACCACCACCAAGTGACATATTGACCAAGATAGACGTACTAGCAGGATCGGTATAATATCCAGTGTTATCGCTATCATAGAAAAGCGGTGAGCGGGTTGAGTTGTTGATCTGTGTATACGTTGTAAATACCCAGAGGCGCGGGTTGTATGTCGAGCCGTTATAGTCGCCGATTGATAGACGCCCGTTACCGCTAGCACCGTTGGGAAAATAAACCGAGTGCTCATAAGGGCCACCACCCATGTCCGTACCAAGACCCATCCATGCGGCACCATCGGCATCGAGACCATAAGTCTGTATACGTGGATATCCTGCATTACCTCCACGAACTTGGATAGCTGCAGTATTATTTGCACCGCCTTTTGTGGCGTAAATGGTTACTAGGTTGGAAAGACTATTAGGGTCGGTGTAATAGGATGTATTGTCGCTATCGTAGAAGATAGGAGCGCGGAAACTAGCATAAGCGTAGCCAATGTTTCCTACTTCTAAGTTCACCGGCGCATAGGTGTTTCTGAGATCGCCACTAATATTAACAAATGTTTCTGTCGTGGTTTGGAACACAGACCAGTTGCCAGCAAGATTCATTACACCATCATAAAACGATCCATTATGAATCTTACGAAGACGAATCGTTCCGTAACTCCAGGATGAAGTTGTACCACCAAATACAACACAGAATCGGTTGTTCGTACCATCGTTTTTTACACCAAGACGAATAGACTTGTTTGTATAACCAATAATATTACAACCTGTATTATACCACGAGCTGCTCCAGTTGTGACCGCCAATGATTACAGTTGCGGTGTATTGTCCAGTGTATTCGTAGATATCAAATACCATGTGAACCATACCATAGTTCGCCGTAGTACCAGGCAAGTAGAATATTACTTCGCCAGTTGAGGATCCAGCAGCAGACCACTCGATTTCAGGGTGAGCAAAGTTATTACCCTGTTCGATTGTTCTGTTTTGGCCAATGGTAATTTTCTTACCCCATGAGGTACCATCGTATCCCCATAGAGCAGCATCGTTATTCTCGTCAAGTTGCCAATTCATTGCACGAGTATTACCAGCATTAGCAAAGTAAATGCTGCTTGCAATACTCGACGACCCATCAATAAAGGACCTGAATCCGCTACCAGCGCGAGTTTCAACTGTTACTAACTGCGAAGTGCCATTCGGATTAACGTATCGATTCGTGTCGTCTGTATCGTAGAAGATAGGAGCACGGAAGTCAGCGCTAGCTGTTGCAGATCCACTACTATTTACTGTAAATCTCCAAGCGCCCAAATAGAAACCAGCAGAACCGCTGTTTTCAGAACCCATGAATATATCAGATCCACCGTTAAAACTGAGCCATACGCCTGGTGATCCTCCATTGAGGAATGGTGTTCCAGAACCATCACCGACTGATATTCGGTTTTGGAATCGAGCTTGATTTAATCTACTTGTACTTGCACCATCAAAGTAATACGTGGTATCATCACTATCATAGAAGACAGGAGAACGGGTAGAGCCATCAAACTGCGCGATACCAGTATTCGTGATAGATGCAACATTCACCCCGGTAAAATCGTTTCCACCTACGGTAGCGCGACGGAATATCCATGCTCGGCCAGACGTATCCATTGTAAAGTATGTGTTATAACTTGCGGTTGCTGCGCCGTGCGTTGCCCAAACACCGCCAACATTTTTAAATCCAATGGCAGACGTGGTAGTGTTACCACTATCCCATAAGAATAATTGGTTACCCGTTCCTTGAGCACTTTGATCTCCTCTAATAGCTACACTCCACAGCTGAGAGTAACCTGTAGGATCTGCATAGTAACCAGTATCATTCGAATCATAGAAAACAGGTGCACGAAGAGATACTTGCCCTGTTGCATAGCCGCTTCCAACAAATAACGAATACGTTCCGGTATCGTTGGTACCATCTGTATAGAAATCAAGGCCACAGCCACCAGTTCTAATTCTAGCATTGTTGTTAACATCTAACGGACTAATCCAAACAAAGTCAGAGTTATCATTGTTTTGAATTTGAAGCGCAGATGTCCAACCTCCTGGATAATTTCCAAAAAGTATCTCGCTTTGTGTCGCGTCTTTAATAACTACTGTACGTCCAGCTGCTCCGTTAGTTGCAGTGTTGAATTTTGTAGTATAAAGATTTGAACCACCCGCCATATTAGAGTAATAAGCAGTGTCATCGCTATCATAGAAAACAGGCGCACGAACATCTGCCCCACTTTGCAAAGAATTGTTTGTGTAAACAATTGTAGGAGCTGTAAAATCAGAAATGTTTGTTGCAGATGGTGATTGATATACAAGTATGTTACCGCCATGTGCACCATGAGAAGTAACTTCTGGCCAGCTGGTTTCAATATAAGTTTGGTATGTAGTGTAATACATCACATCAACATAAACAGAAATATAATAAAAATCACCAGACACTTGAACTGGAGAACTGCAAGCAACCTGTGCATGTCTTCCGCGAGGAGATGCACCTGCTATAAGATAACAGTGTACGTTATTATAATCATAGGAAATTGACCAGCGCTGATAATCACCGCCGTAATAGTAGTTATTGTGGATTTCTACAAATGTAGTACCAGCCCCATGCCAGTCATTAAAATCAATATAAAGTCTGGCAATTTCATGGCGTCTAGCTTGTGTACCAGCAGCACCCAATGCTCCAAGATAATATTTGCGGTGCGCTCCCATAATTGATGTGCTTGTTGCAACAATGGTATTAGCATTTGTAATGCTATAACCATTCATATTCACATTAGCTTGAGCAGTTCCACCCCACGATCCGGTATAACCAATTGGACCTTGAGCACCCTGTGGACCAGTAGGTCCTTGTGGACCAGTAGCACCTTGAGGTCCCTGTGCACCAGGAATACCAGCAGATCCAGTGAAGCCAATCGCTCCCTGTGGACCTGTAGCTCCTTGTGGACCAGTAGCACCTTGCGGTCCGGTTGGTCCCATTGGTCCTATTACACCCTGTGGACCTGTTGCGCCCTGTGGACCTTGTGCTCCCGCAGGACCCTGCGCACCTTGAGCACCGGTAACTCCTTGTGCTCCTTGTGGACCAGTAGCACCTTGAGGACCAGTAAGTCCTTGGGCACCTTGTGGCCCAGTCGCTCCCTGAGGACCTTGAGCACCAGTAGCTCCTTGTGGGCCAGTAAGTCCTTGAGGTCCTTGAGCACCAGTAGCTCCTTGTGGGCCCTGTGCACCAGGAATACCAGCAGATCCAGTGAAGCCAATCGCTCCCTGCGGTCCTGTAGGTCCTTGAGCACCAGTCGGACCCTGAGCACCCGTAGCACCCTGCACACCTTGAGGACCTATAGCACCCTGTGGACCGGTTGCTCCTTGTGTACCTGTAGGACCTTGTGCACCTTTAACGTTCTGAAGCTCGATAGCATTTAACGTAGGACCAGATGTTTCACCAAAATGCGTATTGCCACCCTGAGTAACTGTGCAATAGAGATAATAAGTATACGTTCCAGCTGCAGGGTTGTCGATGTGTGTAAATGCAAATGGACTGTTTTCACTGCCGGCAGATCCTTCATAGTGAACGTTGCCACTAATAGGTGTTGACCCACGCCAAAGTTGCAACTTACCCCAAGACCCAACTGCTTTATTTTCTGCATCACCGTATGCACCAATCTGTACAGGTGAACCACTAGTTGTGATAGTTACCGATGCTATTGCTTTAGGGACCGAATCGCTTGTAGTTACAAAAATCTGCGGAGCAGTATTCTGAACCCAGTTGATTGCTCCCATAAGAGCAGAACCAGTGAAACCAATAACGCCCTGAGGTCCTTGTGGTCCAGTTGCACCTTGTGGGCCAGTAGCACCCTGTGGACCTGTTGGACCAGCGACTGTAGAAGCAGAACCAGTAAAACCTATAGCACCTTGTGCACCCTGAGCGCCTTGTGCTCCAGTAGGACCTTGTGTGCCGGTTGGTCCTTGAGCTCCTGCTGGTCCTTGTGCACCCTGAGCACCTTGTGCTCCAGTAGCTCCTGTCGAACCAGTATAACCTGGATTGTTTGACCAGTATACTGAAGTTCCGTCTGAAACAAGCGCTTGGCCTGCAGTACCTAGAGATCCATTGGCATAGATTGAATTTGCATAAAGAGTATTTGCTTGGAAGTCAGCAATCTTAAAGCTGGCATTTGCTGTATCAATAAACGGTGAAGTGTCTGGCTCTGGAAGATAACTATCAAAGACTTTATATCGACCATCAGTCGCATCACGAAAGAAGCCAGTGTGATGATACGTTCCGTCGTTATATCCTGCCGAGAAACCAATATCAGGATTCGAGTCGGTCTTACCACGAGCAGTACCACCAGAGCTATATGAATCTACATTGGTATTTGAAACAGTAAAGTGAGTAGCATTGGCAAATAGAATGTTGTTATAAGTTCCGTTGAAAGAACTTGGCGAAATGCCGGCAACAAATACATCCCATCCAGCAGAGAAGTTGTTGTTTGCAACAAACGTAACAGTAGAGCCATTACCAGTAGCATTCGTAACCGTAGCAAGAATACCTTGGTTCATATAAAGCATGTTATCAGTAATAGACAGGTTATTGCCTGAGATACTGATAGTTGTACCAGTTACACTGAGGTTACCACCAATTGTAACATTACCACCAACATTCAACGAGGCTAGATTTGCACCGACTTCAAATGCAACAGATCCGTTTGAGGAGTAGACTTTATGGTCAGTAAGATTAACTGCAAACTCGCCAGCATCAATATAAGATGTGTTGCCAGAGTTTGTGGTGTTTGGTGTACGGCCAGAAATAGTCGTACGTTTGAATTGAATCTTATTGTTTGCCATATGGCTCCCCAAAGCAGATATATATCTTGTAAGCCAACTATTTAGTTGACAGTATTATTGTTTTTATTTATAATGGAACTATGATGAAGATTGCTTTTATAGATACACTCGGCTTGACCTATGACGGATCCACTCTTGAAAAAAGAGGACTTGGAGGATCTGAATCGGCCGTAATTCGCATGTCCGAAGAACTTGCCAAGATAGGCTTTGATGTTACCGTTTATAACGACTGCATGTCAGACGACTCTAAACCTGGTATTTACAATGATGTAAAATACTCACCAGTCGAAAACGCCAAAATCCAGTGTTTAAAATATGATGTGGTTGTTGTTTCTCGTTCAATTAAACCAATTGCAGAAGACTGGGGAACTGTACTAGAAGCAAAACATGTCGCTCTCTGGATGCATGATACCTTCTGTGAAGGCGATGATCAGATCGAATATCTAGTTAATGTCGGCAAGCTCCAAGAGATCTTTACGCTCTCTGACTGGCATACAGGTTATGTTACTCATTGCGATCACGGATTCCGTCGTAACTATGATGTTCTGAAAAATCATATTTTTCTGACACGCAATGGTATAGGTAATATGAATCCAGGTTGGATTGATATTCGTGACAAGGATCCGAACCTCTTTGTATTCAATGCATCTGTGACCAAGGGAATGGTTCCTCTTGTCAAACAGATCTGGCCAGAGGTGAAGCGCCGTATTCCAGATGCAAAACTTAAGATCGTCGGTGGCTACTATAAGTTCCGTGAAGCGGCAGAACCAGACCAGCAGCAGAAGGACTGGACTGAACTTATGCTGCATCATGGGCACAGCATTGAGTTCACCGGAGTAATTACTCAGCAAGAGATCTCGGATATCCTACGCAAAGCTTCCTACATGATATATCCTGTAGGTTTTCCAGAGACGTTTGGCATCTCTACACTTGAAGCACTGGCTCATAATGTGCCACTCATTACATGTCAGTTTGGTGCCCTCGAAGAGACGGCAATCGATCTAGCATCGTGGAAGATTAAATATCCTGTTGAACCAAACTGGGCAATGCACTGGCTGAACCAAGAACACCAGGTGAATTTATTTGTTGACAAGGTCGTAGAAGCATATAATAATCCTTATCTGCGCCAGCAGAAGATGTATGCTTGTAACCAGGTGAAAGATATTTGTACTTGGGATACGGTTGCTCTTCAATGGAAGCAACATCTGTATAAGAAACTTGGTGAATACTTACCTGTTGATGAGTATCGTAAGGTTACAAAGATTAACCATAAGGTTCGTAAAGTATTCAACCGTCGGTTCTTGAATGCAGAGGAACTCCAACCAGTTAAGATCTCAGATGAAAAATCTATAGCTATTATTACACCTGTATATAATGCTGAAGCATACATCGAAAGGTGTATTCGATCTGTAGCCGCACAAGATTATACTGACTATCACATGTATATTATTGATGATTACTCAACAGATAATACAGTGAAGGTCGCCAAGGAAACCATCAACTCGCTTCCACAATGGCAACGTTGGCACTTTACTCTTCTACAAAACGAAGAGAATCTTGGCGCTGTTGCAAATCACTACGATACGATCAAGCAATTGATAACAGAACAGTATATCATGCTTCTTGATGGTGATGATTCACTTGTCAACGATCCGACTATCTTTCACATGTACAATAACCTCTATCATGAAGGTGCAGAGTTTACATACGGATCATGTTGGTCTATGGCCGATAACATTCCATTGATTGCTCAGGAATATCCACCTGAAATTAAGGCAAACAAATTCTATCGTTCGTACAGATTTAATTGGAACATGCCGTACACGCATCTGCGTACGTTTAAATCTTCGCTAGTTAAAAACTTGACAAAAGAAGATTTACAGATTGATGGAAAATGGCCAAGAGCAGGTGGTGATACTTCATTGTTCTATTATCTAATTGAACGAGCAGATCAGAACAAGGTTGTATGCGTAACAGATATTGTAGTTAACTATAATGATTTGAATCCAATCAACGACTACAAAGTACATGCAGAAGAACAGAACAAGACCGCTGCAAAAGTATTGAACACTTCGCCATTCTTTCCAGGACAGATCGATCTCAGACCGTTATGAAAAAAATCTTAATTGCCATACCAACTGCTCGTTATATCGAAGCAGATACATTCAAATCGATCTATGATCTGGAAGTTCCTGAAGGATATGAAACAACCTTTCAATACTTCTATGGATACAGAGTAGATCAGGTTCGTAACCTGATTGCCGACTGGGTTGTACGTGGATTTGATTATTTGTTTTCAGTCGATCATGACATTACGTTTCCACCAGATACATTAAAGAAGCTTCTTGCTCACGATAAAGATCTGGTTTCTGGTGTGTATCGCCAGAGACTTGAACCACAGATGCTTGAAATCTACGAACCGTTTGGTACACGTATGACAACTGAAGACCTCTATGCAAAGGACTGGAATCTAGTTGGCATTGGTGGTTGTGGCTTTGGCTGTGTGCTTGTCAAGAAAGAAGTATTAGCAGGTGTAGGCTATCCACAGTTTGAATATCATCCTGCTCTCGATCACAGCAATACGATCAGCGAAGACACTGATTTTTGCAAAAAGGCAATTACTAAAGGCTTTAGGTTGTGGTGTGACCCATCAATTCGTTGTGGTCACATTGGTTCTACAACTATGGTTGTAGAGATTCCGAAGATTTAGTTTTCTTTTTTAACTTCTCGAGTTCGAGAAGAGCCTGTTGATGTTCTACTTGAAGGCTGGCGTAACTCTTTTCGAGTAGCGCCAGCCTTGCTTCATGTAGAACGTTTTTACTTACGGATTCATGTAAATTCGCAGTCAGGCGATTGATATACTCATTAACAAATTCAGCTTCCATAATATTAGAACGTGCCTCCATCAAGTGTTCCGTAAACAACAGATGTGCCATTTGACTGCAGCACATATCCGTCTGTACCAACTGCAAGGTTAGTCATACCATTTGTTGAGTTACCAACAAGGATGCCACCGGATGTAAGTGTTGATAGCTTGAGTGTGTTAGCAGAAATATGTACTGGGATAGTACTATTTGCAGTGATGCTAAAGGTATTGCCAAGTGATAAAAGAGCGCCGGAATAAAGATAAGTTTCCAGTGCTGCAAGACCATAGCCAACACCCGCCGTATTAACAGTTGTTGTTGGTTCAGATTCAAGACCGGTAAAGAGCTTATAAACACCGTCTGTTGCATCACGAACAAGACCGGTATAACGGGTTCCGCCATTTGTGAACATACCATAGAAACCAACGTCGACGGTATCTGTACCGTTACCGTTAGCAACCTTAATCATAGGATCTTCAATTGTAAGGTTGTTTGTATCAATCGTGGTAAGCGTACCGGAAACTGTTAGGTTGCCAGAAAGAACAAGATCTGAAATCGACAGAGCATTATTAACATGCACACCAGTCGAGTTGACTGTAAGTGTAGAACCAGTTGGAACACTGATCGAGTCAGCAGCAACGCTAATGCTGTTTGAACCAACAACGTTTAGAGTAACGTCGCCAGTTGTTCCACCACCAGTAAGACCATCACCTGCGGTTACTGCAGTAATATCTGCTACTGTGTTTGACCAGTATACAGAAGAACCATTAGAGTGAAGAACCTGTCCAGCCGAGCCTATTCCACCGTTGGCAGAGATGCCTACGCCGCCAGCAAGCGTTATTTGACTTGCATTGGCAATAAAAGCACCACTGCCGGCAGAAATGACTGCGGCATTGACTGCAAAAGACGCAGAAACGTTTGCAACAGTAAGTGTTGTAGCACTCAGACTAGAATTAACTGTAGAGTTACCAACAGAAAATTCATTTGTATGGATTTTGCCACCAACACCTAAACCGCCAGTAATTACAACTGCACCGGTTGTTGTGTTTGAGCTCGATGTACCAATAGAGAATGTATGTGTATTTGTCCACGCATACACTGCAGCAACGTTAATTGAAACTGCACCCTGATCTAGCCAGTAGGTATTACCACCGGAATCTACAGAGAGAAGATATCCAGTACCAGGAGTTGATGTACCATTTGCGGTAATCGACTGTACAGTAAGGTTGGCAGTCTTAACCGAATCAAGATATCCAGTGCCATTGGCAACAAGAGCTTGATTTGCGGTGAGAACACCAGGATTAAATTTACCACCAATGGTGATAGACGCGCCGTTCGACCCGATAAAGAGATGATCGCCGTTTGCAGTAAAAGCCAGTTCACCATTAGCTAATGACGGAGGAGTGGCAGTATTTAAAGATCGTTTGATCTGAATTTGGTTAGCCATTATTGTTCCTCAACAAGTTTAAAATGTGCCTCCGTCGATATTACCGAGGTCTCCGATTTCGAGCGGTCTTACTTCATATTTATCACTTGTGGAATTATACACTAAAGTAGCACCGGATGTTACATTCACCTCGTCAACATCGCCAAAATCTTCAATGCTACGAATTTCGTTAATTTGATTCTTAAGAGTTACTGGTTTAGATGATGCAAGAGAGTCACCTGATGTGGTAACTCTTGCAACCATCTGAGAATTCTGTACAATTCTAGCTTTGAGAGCCATGATTACCTCGTAACTTGAGGAGTAACTGTTACAATACCTTCAACCAGACGAGAGACTGTATTGCCAGAACTTGTCAGTTCACAGTCATAAACATATCTACCAGCTGTTACGTTAGCAGATGTTGCAGCATTCATTGATAACGTAACACTGCCACCAGAAGCATTAATGGCAACATTAAATGCAGTAGCCGTAGAAGAAGTATAGTGCTTGCGCATTTGTGCGGCACCAGAATAACCAGTTAGATCTACTACTTCGCCGGCATCATCAAGCACGTCGATTTCTGTACTGAAATCAGCGCCTTGGTCGATTTGTAAGTTTGCTTTAATTGCCATTTACTCTTCTCTTATTAAATAGGCGATGGTATACCAGATGTATCTGCGTCTAAAACAAAATAATTGCTTGCAACTGTTACCTGAGTTATTTTATGACGAATGTAGCCTCGCATAAATGCTGTCGATCTTGAATTAAACTCGTTTGCAAAAACTCTCCAAACATAACTGCTAGAAAGATCCAACCATGTATCAAGAGGAGAACTTGTATCTAACGGATCGCCACTTACTCTTTCCACTAAAATTTGGTATTGACCAGAATTAGCAGAATTTACAATCCATGGATAACTTCCGCCTGGCCAATATTCTACATTTCCAGAAGAGTATATAGCCCATTCTGCCGTTGATCCTCCAAAACCATCTCCAGGGTTTTGAACAATATCATCGCTCAATTGAACTTGGTCTACGAACCCCTTCCAAGTACTTCCATTATAAACTTTAGCGTTGGTTGTATATAACCATTCTGAACCATTCCAAATACGAAAAACCGCGCCAGCATCTTCATACGTAAGATCACCAGTATTTGAGTTATTAACTATTGCCCATGATGATCCGTTCCAATAGTGCATTGCCATTAGATTTGAATCCAGATATCGCCAGTTGCTGATGCTGATGGTTGTGGACCCTGCACAAACACCTGTCCACCGCCAGTATAACCTGATGTTACGTGACGTAGAATTGGAGCTGCTGCTGATGCTGCACTTCCTGGAGGTCCTTGTGGACCGACTGCGCCTTGTGGACCAGTAGGTCCTTGAACTGTAGCACCAGCAGGTCCTTGTGGGCCTGTTGGACCTTGTACAGTTGCTCCAGCTGGACCTTGCGGACCAACTGGTCCTTGTACAGTTGCTCCAGCTGGACCTTGCGGACCAACTGGTCCTTGTACAGTTGCTCCAGCTGGACCTTGCGGACCAACTGGTCCTTGAACCGTAGCACCAGGAGGACCTTGAACTGTAGCACCTGCTGGACCTTGCGGACCTGTTGGACCCATAGGACCTATTGCACCTTGAGGACCTGTTGGTCCCATTGGTCCGATTGGACCCATTGGTCCTGTAGAGCCTTGAGGACCTGTTGGTCCCATTGGACCCATTGGTCCGGTAGATCCGACAAATCCTACTGGACCCTGAACAGTAACACCGGGAGGACCTTGTACAGTAGCCCCAGAAGGTCCTTGTGCTCCAGTGATACCTTGTGATCCTGTAAATCCTACTGGACCCTGAACAGTAGCGCCAGCCGGACCTTGAACTGTAGCGCCAGATGGTCCCTGAGCTCCTTGAGCTCCAGTAGCACCTTGTGATCCTGTAAAGCCAATTGGTCCCTGTGCGCCAACCGGTCCTTGGGCGCCAGTCGGACCTTGAGCCCCAGTAGCACCCTGTGGTCCAATACCACTTATCCATGATACGTTGGTACCATCTGTTCTTAGGAAGAACCCGGTTGCACTGCCTTGAGCTGGAAGAAGATTGTTTATAGCAGCGGCACGTGTTGATGCATTTGTGCCACCTTGACCAATGTTTAGAATGCCATTGGAGATAGAAGAAGCGTTTACAATCAAGCCTGTTGCGTTTGCAATAATACCATCGCCGGCACGAATATTAATTGTTGTTCCGTTGGCATTAATAATAGAGTTTGAAAGACTTAGATTGTCGGCAGATACCGTGAATGTTCTCGTTGTATTACCAAGTAGGACACCATTTGCATTCGGGATCAACTCACCGCTGATCTCCGTATTACTAAATGTAAGGTTTCCTACAACCTCTAGCGAACCGTTGACTGCGAGAGTCTGACGAATTCTCATGTGTTGTGTAATTTCTACATTTGAAGTAAATGTAGAATCACCGTTTACTAATAATCCATTATCTACTTTAAAATTAGTGTTTGCCATGTCAACCTTACTTAATTAGATGAGCTATAACTTTAACCGCGGAATTTGCAACGGTTTGTTGAAGATATAAATTCACATTGTTATCTAAAGTACCAGTATTTGCTGTAAACGTTCCAAGAGGAGATGCAGCGCCATTTGAAGCAACTGTACCATAAACTGTTACAAACGCATCGGTTGTACCATTGTGAGCAAGTACAAGTTCAGAAAGCTGTGTGTTACTACCTTTCTTTACTTGAACTTCAAACTTGGCCGATGAATATGTTGCTTTAGGGAATGTGTAGATTAGCACAGGTCCAATTACGTTTCCAATATCACCATTTGCAGATACATCAACTACATAATCTGTTTTGAATGTAGTAGTTCCACCAATTGTAACAGTGTTTGATAGTGTTGTCGCGCCAAGAACACCAAGGGTTCCATCAGTTTCAATTGCAGTGGATGTAATGAATGTATTAACACTGCCGGTACCTACTGTAATTCTTGTTAATGTAAGATTAACATTGGCACCAACATTCATTGCAACTGATGCATTTGCTGTCGTAGTATTCATGCCACCAGAAAGAGTACTTAATCCAGCTACACCCAGTGTATTTGATAGTGTAGCAGAATTAGTTACAGCAATTGTGTTTCCAAAGCTGGCTGCGCCGGTAACCGTAATCGTATTTGAGAACGTAGCGGTATTTGTTACACCAATAGTGTTTGAGAATGTAGCTGCACCAGTTACACTCAACGTATTTGATAGTGTTGTAGTATTAGCAACCGATAGAGTACCATCAGTTTCAATACCAGTAGCTGTAATGAACGTATTCTCAGAACTAGTACCAACTGTAATTCTTGTATTTGAAAGATTTACGTTAGCACCAACATTGATTCCAACCGAAGCATTTGCTGTTGTAGTGTTTAGGTTACCAGAAAGAGTGGTTAGACCGGTTACACCAAGCGTGTTAGATAATGCAGTAGCACCAAAGACGGTAAGTGTGCCGTCTGTCTCGATCGCAGTGGCTGTAATGAATGTATTAACACTATTATTGCCAACATTAAATCTATCTAATGTAAGATTGACATTGGCGCCAACATTTACAGCGACAGAAGCATTTGCAGTTGTGGTATTCAGTGCAGCATTTAGTGATGCAAGACCGGCAACAGTTAGTGTATTTGATAGTGTTGTAGTATTAGTAACCGCCAATGTATTAGATAATGTAGCAGCATCAGCAACTGTTAATGTACCATCGGTTTCGATTGCAGTGGCTGTAATGAATGTATTAACACTACCAGTACCTACCGTAATTCTTGTATTTGAAAGATTTACGTTAGCGCCGACATTCATCGAAACGTTTGCATTCACTGTTGTTGTATTTACATTGCCAGAAGCATTTGCTAGACCAACTACTGTTAGTGTGTTGGATAATGTGGCATTGCCAGTAACAGCAATTGTGTTTGAGAATGTAGCATTACCTGTGATAGCAACGGCATTTGAGAATGTAGCATTACCTGTCACAGCAATAGTGTTTGACAAAGTAGCATTGCCAGTTATGGCTAGAGTGTTCGATAATGTAACGTTGCCTGTTACAGCTAGTGTATTGGATAATGTAGCATTACCAGTTACAACAATCGTATTTGCAAAGTTAGCATTTGATGTTACATTAGCAGCACCAGAAATTGTCAGGTAGTTGGTTGGTGTAATTACTAGATTAGCAATACCAGACCAAGAACCGTTACCAAACTTACTGTCGAATGAACTGTTGGCAACAACTATCGTTGTAGCATTTGCAAAGACATTTGCACCAATGGCTACCATAGTAGTATTGGCAACAAACAGACCAGTACTAAAAGCGTTCGCAGTCATGTTTGCTGTGGTTGTAGCATCTGCAACTTGAATGCGTGTTGGTGTAATATTCGTGTTGACAGTACTGCTAGATTGTGTTATAATCAGACTACTGTTTACAAAGGAATTAGCAGATCCTAAGCCAAGGTAAACACCAACTGGATTCAGGTAGCTGTTCGAGGTGCTGTTTCCGGCAAGAACACGAATACCAGCGTCTGCTGCAACATAAGCTGTAGCATTTGATGTAATGACTAGATTTGCAGAGTTGCCAGTTTGAACGTTACCACCACGAAGAGCAGTTCCAACTGCAATAGTGTTTGCACCAAACGTACCCCAAAGCTGAGCGGTACGAGCAATAGTATTATTGCCGGTGTTAGCAACAGTAGTATTTGCAGTAATAATTTCAGTCGAAAAAGCGTTCAGCAGCTCGTTAGTCTGGAGCAACCAAACTTCAAAGCTATCAGTAATGATATCAACGTTAGCTACTTGTCTTGACATTAATTATTCCTGTGTACTAACTGCACGAGCAAAGACTTGATATCACGTAATTCATTTTCAACATCAGTCATTCTCTTGCACAAACTGTTGTTTCTTTTGCTTGCTTCTCTTGCAGCTAAGAACTTCTTATATTCTTCTTCATTGTTATTTATGATAACGCCAGAGTCAGTATCTTTTACATACCCTGGATGATTTGTATCAACTAACATTATGCAGAGACTCCAATCACTTGGATTTGCTCTACCTTCGGAACAACGTGAGTGTTCTCAGAAAGAAGAACAATCTTAATCTGCATTGTGTTATACGTATCAAACTCTGTATAAGAAGAAGTTACATAGCGAGCAACGTTATCATTGGCAATATTATTCCAAGCAACGTTCTTGTATTTTAGCTTCTCAATACCAACATCACCTACAATATTAGCATTTGTAATTGGTTTAAAGACGGTGATGGAGCCGGTTGCACCTGGAGATGCCGGTGCAGTTACAGTAGCTACTGGAAACACTTCATGATTCTGTGGAGTAAGAATACTGTATATTCTAATCAGATCGCCAGTTGCAAGAGTTGAAGATACATCAGCTGTCGTAACAATATTGTTACTGCTGCTTGTTGTCAAGAAGTTGCCAGATAAACTAGCATGAACTTCAGGATATTGTGGAAGACCATAAGTGTATTCCCAGATATCCTTTGGATCTTCTGTGCTGTATCTGTCAGTGTTATTCTTTAGCTCTAGTGGAGTCCATGCTTTGTCATCAAATGCATCTTTATCAGCAGAATTATGCAACTTGGCATAAGCTTTAATCTGAGTACCAGATGGACGATAACCAGCCAGATAGACTACAACGTCTTCAGCATACTTACCTTCACCAAATGAGATCTTCTTAGAGATGTACTTGGTTTTAGCAAGACCGTTGCGATCAACTTCTGTATCATAATTCGTAATACTGCCACGTGTTGCAGTAATGGTATTATTGATATCATTTTGATAGAAGAAGAAATCAAGCTCGTTCGTCTTTAGATAAGGAACAGAGAATCTATTTGCTTCAGCAACTGCAACATTAAAGCTTACGTTGACAACTGCTGACTTTCTTTCGGTGCCGAACAGATTCGAGTTGATTACTTCAAGTGATCGTGAAAGAATGTATGATTCTCTTGGAGGATTATTAAACTTCAGAAGCTCAAGATTATCTGTTGTTGCAGGTATGTAATCTGTAGAGTTAGCAATTGCATACACCATCGAATAGTCAGATGTTGTAGGATTACCAATCAGGAACTTTGGCTGAAAGTTATCAACTTTGAATTTATCAATTGAAGCTACGTTTGCCGAAGCACCAGATCTTTCTGCAATAATTCTCGTGCCAGTGACAAACTTAAAATCACTATTTGCGGCATTAGAATCAACAAGATAAATCTTATTCTTGGTATAGTCGACATAATATGCAACACCGACTGGTGGAACTTTAAGTCCAATTCCAGTAGCAGTAAAGCTTGGGAATTTATCAACAGTCATAGTAGTAGCATCAATAACGTTTGTAATTGTAAGAACATTTCTTACTGAACCGTTAGTAACTACAATTTTATCATTGATGCTATAGTTGGAGAATACTCCAGTTCCAGATGCTCTTACAATTGTATTGCTTGTTGAAGAAACGTTAACTGTAATATCAGCAGCATCTGCAATGTTTTGATAAACATATTCGCCGCTTGCAATAGCTCCAACTGTTGTTCGATCAATTGTAAAGAACTCATAGTCTTTATTCACAAGTGGAATAGTAATATTATCAGAATTAAATTGTGCAACCTTTACACTGAACTTAAGATCTTTATTACTAAACTTGTCATAGCTACTTGAATTAGTTGCCTTATAAAGGAAACCATCAAAGCGTGACTGCGAACCTGGTGAAGCAGTATTAGTTACACCACCTGCTCCTACCAGTCTATCTCCCTGAACATTGGTCCAGATGTCATATGCTGGATCGTTATACTTAATAACAATGCCATAGAACCGTGCAGATTTAATTAAAACCGGATTTGAAAATCCAACAACCGTTGGTGTCTGTGCATCATTACTAATGTTGACAGAATCATAGTCGATTGATTTTACCGAATTCACAAGCACGCGATTCGGATTAGGATCTCCGTTTTCTACTTCGCAAATCCAAACGTTGATGCCCGGTTTAAAGGCACCACTCACGTTTGCATTTTGCGCAGGCTTAGCCTTAAAGAATAGATCTACGGAAGTCAACATGATTTCAGAAGCGCTAGCAACCGTATCAGGATTTACATAGAATGTTTGGATGTAGTCAAATGTCGACATTAATTCCTCTTAATCTTTTCTTTATTTATTCTTAGCGAAGACGCTCATTCACGTTATCCCAATCAAAAATACGAACGTTATTATTATCAATAGCGTCATGAATTGATTGTGAACTAAATCCAGCAGGAATTGCTGATGTAGTTGCTCTATCTGATGTAGCAGCCTGTGTAGCAGTTTGTGATGTATTCAGTGTGATTGGTTGATCGAATCCAAATGGTAGGCCTGTGTAGTATTTAACACCAATAGATCCTGTTGTCTTCGAGTTACCATCGTACGACTGAACTGTAAACACCTTCACACCAGCTTTCGATGCTGCAAGCTTATTCTGTTGCTCAAGATCAGTAGTAGCTTCATTGATTCCTGCATCATAGTAGAAATCAAAGTTTAGAGTACCATTCATGTCTGCCAGAAGACCAGTTGTATTTGTGGTCGACGTTCTTGATTGTGCGCACTTCGATGTCTGATCTTCGCCTTCAAACATAAACTTGTGATATGTATTTGGCTTCAGACCAGTAATAGAAATTGAGAATTTCTGTGCATCAGAGATAAACTCACCAATTGCAACCGAGCCAAATATATCATTCATATAGTTTGTTGACAGAGTGATTGTGAATTCAGCTGGTGAAATTGTATGAACAACACCAGTGTAATCAAAGTTCGCAGGATTTGGAACGATACGTGTTTCAGTGGTTACCACATCCGACGGATAATAAAGCTTAAATCCATAAGTTCCAGATTTTCCTTGTCCGCCATGGTTCTTACCCTTGTAAACACGAAGCTTGTAGTAAATACCATCGTTTGGATTGTGCGTCCAAAGAAGCTTAAACTTATCTTCAACGAAACCACCAACTGGTCCATAAGACTTACGTGTTATAGAACCTGGGTTTTCGATCTTTTTGCCATCGTTTAGAATGCTAAGACCCTTGGTAGAAATATCAGCATTTGTAATTGTTTCAGCAGCTGCTGATGTATATGTTGTAACATAAGTACCACCAGAAGTTGTTGACTGGAATACTTCAAGAGCTATGTTATTATCACGGCTATTAATATAGAATTCAACAGGTCCTGTTAGACTGCTGAATGTATAGAAGAATTCTTCATATACCGAGCCGTTGTCGCTGCGAGCTGTACTACGCTGAGACTGAATAGCAACTTCAGTTTTCTGAGTAACTACTAGAACTTCAACTGGTCCAGATGTAATCACAGCACCGTCGGTAGCATCATTTTGAGCTACGATTGTGAATTCATTATATGGAAGAGTTACAATACCAGTTGAATTGTCTTCTGGTTTGAATTCAAGATTCAGTTCGGTTAACTTAGGACCAAGTTGATCTTCCTTAATTGTACCATAGTACTCAGGATTTCCAAGATCAGAATAGTTATAATCTGTAAATGGATCTACAAAGAAACCAAAGCGGAAGCGATCGTTTAGTGAGTCAAGTGACGAAGGAATATATCTTGCTTTTGCAAGAGCTTCAGCCAGCGTAAATGATACGTAGTATTCAAGAGTTTTGATACGATTCTCAAGAGAAGCGATATCAGTCATCTTGTATCCCTTGACTTGGATACGTGAACGATCAGTTGCACTAATAAGTTGAGTTACGGTATAGTTCTTAACTCTTCTTCCAAATGATTCGTTAGCAACTTTAGTATCAATAATCTTAGCCATGTCTGCAGATTTTGATTCTGGCAGAGAAGGATAAGGTGGAATCTTAAGAATTTGTAGTGTAATGCTGTTTTGTGGCTCTGGTGGAATTTCATCCTGTGCGCCATTCTTACCAGCACGAACAACAAAGTCTCCGTTGCTATCTACAACAACACGATCTGATCTGCCTAGACAATATACAATGTTAGCAGTTAGATCTGTATCTGGCACAGGGAAATATTTTTCACCTGCTATGAATCGATTTGAAGAACTTGGTTCAGACGGATTAATAATAGATAGAGCATTTGCTCCAGCTGGCACATTAGAAATGTCTGTAACCAGTTTAATTGTATTTGCAGAGCGTGGACGGAAGTCATACTGATCACGCAGATCATAGTACTTGCCGCTGGTTCCCAGAACTTCTGGGATTTCCATTGTGTGCACACTTTCAGAAGCAGATAGCGCTGCAAAGTCTAATGAGTCATCGACTGTATAAGAACTGATAGTTTTAACACCTGCCTCACCGCCGGTAAACACGTCATACTGTACAAGTAGAATATCATTCGATACAAGTTCAGCTGCACGAGGTTTTCTATACAGATAAGAAGTATCTAGATAGTCTTCCTTTTGATTAATATCAATGTAGAAGTCGTTCGTAACATCAGATACACCATAGGTATTTCCAGTAAAGAATACTGGTTGGCCTGTGAGTGTGTGGTTTTCTGATGTTGTAGTTGCTCCTAGTTGGATATTTGCTCCACCACGAGCAGAAGCAAGAGCCATACCGCTGGTGTTAGCGTATACGGCATAGTATGTTCCAGCATCTGTAAGGTTGGTAACCGTTGTTGTACTATCAGCGTAGACTACCGAATCACCATTTGCAAATGGGTTGTTGGATATCTGAATAAACGCAGTTTGAGTACCAGAGTTTATGATGCCAGTATTAGCATTGAAGTTCAGAGCTCTTGATTGGCCATTTGCTACATATACTTTTCTTAGACGGAAAGCATCAGAAACACCAAGTGCCCAAGGGCCACGAGTACCACCAGCATTATTTGAACAAACAGCACGTGTATAAATTGAGCGAGTTACGCTTTTTACTGCTGATGCAATATTATTTCTAGTTGCATTATAGACAACCATCATGTCAGCAGATGTAGAACTTCCGGTACTCGCATTAGCAATGGTATTTGCTAGAGCAATAACCATAGTGCCTGGCGATGTAACAGTTGCTGTGCGAGTTGTTTTGCTAGTTAGCGAAATTGGAACATTGGCTGGATAGTAAAGCTTTACTGAACCGCCAGAGTATGTTTGACCAGGACCCGAAGTAAGAATCATTGAAGACGCGCCAGTTACCTGAGCAACCTGACTAATAACTTCATTACCACCCGAGCTGTTTAAGAACTTAACAAAGTCACCGGCACTAAATACATTTAAGAAGTTAGTACCACCGGCACCAGCAACCTGAAGATTTGAAGTAGAGCTTGCGCCAATAGAAATTGTTCCTGATGCGTTTGCTTGTGCCTGATAGTTTCCTTTAGGAATAACTAGCAGTTCTTTCTTTGCTGAATCGCCAAGAACTCCAGTATACGGGAAAGTTTCACCCGACCCAAGATTTAATGTGATTTCGCCGTTTGTAAGTGCTTCTTCACTGCTATTAATAGTTCTATATGTGTATGTAATTCTTTCTGCTGTTTGCATAGCAGGAACAGAACTATATAGTAGAGAAGTACCAGCCGAATCTTCTAGAATAGCTGCACCGCTATCACTTAGTACTACGTCGGCAATACCCTTATTTGTTCCGCCATAATATATTGAGCGAACAAGACCGAAGTTTTTGCCGGCTTCCATGACAACATCGAAAAGATAGAGTCTGTATACAGCATTCGGCGATCCAACTTCACCTGTTTCAAGTGTGATAGAACGAATTCTTGCTTCTCCAAGCTTTGTTCCTGGAGCAGCAATTGCACTACCGGCTGGTACACCGGTTGTGATGTACGTAGCAGCAGATCCTTGAAGATCAACCTTGGCACCTTCATTGAAAGAAAAGTTTCCGCCAAGTTCTTTTACACGAACATAGTTGCCGTATCCAAGACGAATTCTTGCAGCAGGATTGTTTGATGTTGCAACACCCTTAGCAATGCTTGTGCTATATTCACCTGTTTCAACTCTGAAACCATTGATATAAGCTTTACCCGGATCAACTGTCATTTTAAATACAGTTTCTGTTTCAGAGAAAGTCTTAGAATCGCTTACATTTACAATGAACTGATCTAGAACATAGTTACCAGATTCTTCATATGTTCTTTTAGCAATCTCGTTGCCAATTACATTATATACAGTTGTTAGGTTCTTCTTATATGGACGACCATCAGCAAACTCGATAATTGGAAGGAAGTCAGTATTTGCATCTGCAACTTCCTTATCAAGAACGCGAAGTTCTGGAGTTAGCTTAAGACGATCAGCACCAGGAGCTGCGTAGTTATAAGTGCCAGTAGCGTTATCAAGAAGTGATGTATCTTCATTGCTATCAATAATATCCTCTGCAGTATAGAATCCAACTGACTTATCAAAGTTTGTGTTGGAATACTTACTTACAACTGCTAGTTGTGGAGATACTCTTGAGAAAAATCCCTTCTGGTAAATAGTACCTTCATCAACAGTAACACCGTAACCAGTACCAATTGGAATTTGTGCTGTGTTTGCAACAGTAATTGTTGCCATGTAGTTAAGAGCTTCAACATCTAGATCACCAATTTCTGTCGCAGACAGAGCTGATGTAGATTGCTTCATTACTGTTACGTGTGGTGGTACATAATATCCTGTACCCTGACTAGTAACAGAGATCGAAGTGATTTTACGTGAAGCATCTGTTACTAGAGATCCAGCTGCGCCTGTACCAATTAGTGCTACAACGTTTGCAGTAGCAAATGGCGCAGTTGTGTTGCGAATTGTTTCACCAACACCAACACGCCACAATGTAGTATTAGCAGTACCGTCAGCAAGATTGTTTGCATACGGTCTAACTTTTAGAATAAGAGCTTCTGTATTTGTAGTAGCATCTGTTGATATAATAACAAGATTGGCTACACCGTTTTGAATTGTATGGCCTGCTGAAAATGAACCAGGTGCGAATGTTTTACCACCGGTTGAGTTCTGTACAGCGAGAGCTGAAACAACTACTACTCCATCAGTATTACTAAACAACGATGAACCGTTATTTACTCGTGCCTTAAAGATTGGATAGAGTGGACTGTATACAGTAAGAGTTTGACCTGCAGCAAATGTAAATGTATTCGAATCTGAACCAGATGAATTGTATTTTACATAAAGAGTATTTAGATCTGGAGAACGTGATTCGAATCCAGCAACTGTCTTCACAATATGACCAGCTACGTTTGAACTGTTACGTACAGACATGCCTTCGAAAGCAGTAACAGAAATTGGTGTTCCATCTGCTTCTGTGTCTTTAATCTTTACATAAGGAAGAACATCGTGGCGAATAATGTTACAACCTTCAATGATTGTACCACGCTTAAAGATGTTATCGCCAAACTTCTCAACTTGGTTTTGCAGAATACTCTGGAGTTGATTCAGCTCACGTGCCTGAACAGCTACGCCTGGACGGAAAAGAACACGATAAAAGTTCTTTGTCGGATCGTAGTCGTCGTAATATGGAAATACGTTTAGGTCTGTTTGCAGAGCCATTTAATTAAAACTCCAAGATTATCTTTATAATTTCTGATTTGTTGCCGCTTCGAGTAATCGGATCTAGATTTTCAAGATATAGAACCTGGCCACTGCCGACAACAAAGTCTCCAGGATATTTATTAGTCAGATTATTGAGCGAAGCAAGAGAAGTTACGCCTCTAATAGGTCTTACGCCACCTGGATCTAAATTGTAAATACCAAACTTATTACTGATGTACATATGATCGTTATCAGATCCGTCTGTAAGTTCGATATGGTGGAAAGCACCACGTGGTTTAGCATATGGTATTAAGCTAGTTTGTTCAATAACTTCATCTTCAAGGAAACTTGTTCCACCGGTCGGGAAGGTGCCAGTTAGTCTTGTAAGTTGAACAGCAGTATTAAATCCTCCGGCCGCTTTATCATTTACTTCAATTGGAAGAGATGGAGAGGCGCCAGCAGTTGTTTGAATAACGCTAGTCGTATTAGAAGTAAGACCAATAACTCTAGAATTTTCTGTGAATACACCCGCAACATTTGAAAGAGTAATTCTTCCAGCACTTACAGATGAAACTTTTCCAGACGCTTGAAGAACAAGTGCTGAAACTTCACAGTTATCTCCCGTGAATGTCGAATTTGTTGTTGTAGTAATTTGGTAATCCTGAGGAACACCTGCCACCTTTGAAAGAAAAAGATTGGTTCCACTTGTAACTAGAACATAATCACCAGCAACAAAGTTATCTTTAAACGTAGGTGTCTGTGGATTGGCAAATGCTACAGCCAACTGGCCGTTAGTTCCAGAGGTAGCAGTTACTTGCAAAGTAGGCAATTCAATATAGTTATTACCTTGATTAGATACAGTAACGCCAGTAATAACATTTGATGTTAAGGTAACAGATACGGCAAGACCATCTCCACCAGAAAGAGGATTAGTTACAGTCACGGCTACGTCTGACGAATAGCTTTCGCCGCCATTAATAATACTAACAACAGAAGAAATACGACCTTGATTTGTTTTCTTAATCGTAGTACTGCCGGATGTAACTGAAACGTTTCCATGAAGCTTAAATTGCTTAAATTGGTGAACTGTTTCACCAATGCTAAATCCAGTGCCAAGTGTATTTGCAGTTTTAAGAATAATATCTACGTTTGTATATAAAGGATTCTTAATAATACCTACTTGACGGAAATCATTCTCGACTGGAATAGTCGAACCTTCGCTATTTGTAAACTTAGTACTAATGCAAACTCTTTTGCCACCCAGCTCGGTAGTTGGATCTGATCCATGACCATTTATAGGCGAAATAATTGGCTGCAATGTTGCCGCAGTAAAGCCAGCGCTACCTGATACAGAAGCTGGAAGATCAATAAACACGCTATCAACTGTAACTGGAATACTGTTTGTAGTTTTTCCTGCATATGCTTCGCCATAGCGATAGCCTGCGCCAACGGCAAGCATTTCAATTTCTACAATTGAATTAGAACTTGCGCTGTCAATAATAGCTCTACCTTCGGCAGCTGTTGTTTCACTTCCATCTCCCCATATGTAAACATACGGATAAACTTCATATTCATCGCCGGCTGCAGGAGCAGGATTAAATGGTGAATCTAGAATAAAGATTTTTTGGCCACCTTGGCCACGATAATCTACAATACGACGATATTGATTTGCAGCACCGGCTGAAGACTCAGTAATCTTAATTACACAACCTGCGTAATAATCATCTTCTGCTTCAGCAGTATCTGGTGCACCGTAGATTTCATCATTACCACCAACACTGATGTCAGTAGTTCTAAAAATGCCATTATTAATGTAGTTATCATAACCTTTGCCGCGTGTAATAATATCAACTACTTCAATAGTGCCTGGAATGGCCGCAGCTTCTACTGTTGTATTTGCAACGACTGGAATATAGTTTGTTGTAGCAAACTTTTCATACTCTGCTTTGGTAATACTATACATGTACTTCCAAATATATTCATCACCAGTAGGATATGGTTCTAATGATTTTACAGATGGAGCGTCAGTAGAACTTACTTGTACTGTACTATTACTAGCATTGAATAAACATTTGAAAACATTAAATTCTGTACCGGCATCTACAACCGTATAGAATTTCTTGGTATCTAAATTGCCATCAGTATGATCGTACTTATCGTAGTAAGTACCAGAAGACCAAAGATACTTAGGAATAACATGAGCTACATCGCTAGAAGTAATCCTCTTAGCAAAGATCATATCGTTATAAACATCAATGTTTGTAGACTTGATGCTATTGTTTGGCGTGGTTAGAACAGCATCACTTCCAGGATACGGAGTATGCTTGCCGGCAAAAACAAAGTAATCATTGTTTGCAAAAGAACTCACAAAACTTGCGGCACTTTCTACATTAAAATTTGTTGTTACAAGTTTTTGAGTAACTGACATTTATTCCTCGATCGTCTTTGTCAAGTAATGGCCGGATGTATCTACATCAGGTGTTGTATTAGCTATTATATTTATAGGAGTTCCACCGGCAGATGTTGCAAGTTTAACAGTAGATCCGGATGTTTGTACAATATAATAGTTGGTATTATTGGCTAATGGCGAAACAGCAACATTTGCGGTTGCGGTTGTGTATCTTACAATATCACCATTTGCAAATGGATTTGATGTAATGTCCGTATCGATTGTTTTATTTGCCGTGCTTACATCACCGGCTGAGTTGAACTTCACTTCTTGACCAGTTGCAATTTCAGAAAGTTCAACTGTAATAGAATCTTCCTCGACAACCAGTGCCGAACCAAAGAACTTAGTACCAGCAGTATGCATAACCTTCTTGAACATGTCTGCATAACGATCAACAGAGATCTTCGACAGAATCTCGTACGAGTATTCTTGATAGTAGTCACCGTCATGAATGTACATGTCTTCAGATAGGAAGCCCTTTGAACTTCTATAATATCCTTCACCAATGCCGTGTCCATCAACAACAATTTTAATAGACCCTGAACGCGCGCCGTCTGCTGAAGTGTATTGTAGAACATCACTATTCGAATAACCAACACCAGAGTCTACAACCTGTAGAGATGTAATTTGGCCATTTGCTGTAATAACGTTAGCTTCAATCTGAGCATTTAAACCAATCGGATAGATAAGGTCTAAATCTTCAGTAACTCCTGTGATTTGAGCTTCTGCACCAGAAAATTCACCGAGCAGAAGTGAAACACTTGGAGGCGAACCCGGTCTAAATGTATTTTCAAAACTAAGTCTCTTTACGCGAACTGCAGTGGTATTGGCTGACTTGACAATACCCTTTGCAGTAGATGTAATTTGATACAAGCTTGCAGTAGATACATTTGCACTAACATACGGATTTGAATATGAAAGCAGTGTATTTGATGATGTTACATTGATTGTGGATGTATTACCAGATACACGAACATAATCGCCAGTTGTATTTGAGAAGATTGATTGTACACTGGCATTCATTACTGGAGTTGTGCTTTGATACACGCGATCACCAGGTAGGAATCCAGGAATTGTAGAGAATGTATGTGATTCCAGTGAGGCCGCAGCTGCATTAATTGCTTTTACTGTTCCACCGCGTGCATCCGACAGTTTGAATCCAACCGTGTTTGCATTGACAATATAGTATGCAGTATTATTTGCCAGACCATCGATAACCGTGTTTGCCGCCGGCGTACGATATATTACTCTTTGATTGTTTGCAAACTCATTTGCATACTTGACAATGTTATGTCCATTTGCAGCTGGATTATAATATCTCAGGAAGTGACCGCCGCCACCTGGATCCAAAGCAGTAATATTTACGTTCGCACCGCCAGCAGTCTCAGACAGAGCAAGACCAGTTGTGTTTGCGTATCTTACATAATACAGTGCGTTGTTTGTTAGACCGGTCACAGCAGTATTGCCGGCACCGGTAATGTATCTTACCTGTTGACCATTTGCAAACAGTGTATTTGCAGTTGCAATAGTAATAAAATCATTGCTATTTTGAACGTTTGTGTTTGAGTTGAATGTCGCAACATTCGAAGCCTGAGTCAGGTTAATATTTGCACCACCCTGACTAGTCGCTAGCGTAATGCCAGACGAGTTAGACATTGCAACATAATAGAATGCATTGTTAGCAAGAGAAGATAATGCCGTGTTTCCATTATTAGTATAATAGCGAACATATGTATTTACTGGATATATACCATTTGCATTTGTAATAGAAATAAAATCTGTATTGGAATTTACATCATCTGTTGTATTGAATGTAGAAGAATTTGAAACATACAGAATGAAATCATTTCCACTCTGGATTTCGTCGTCAACATTTACTGTTACAAGCTTTTCATCAAACGTATCACTATAAGCACCATTATCTACTTTTAGATCGTAGTACCTTAAATCTGCAAGAGTTTGATTTACTCTTTCTCCAACTGCATATACACCAGTTGCACCGGAAATATTAATAATAAAATCTCTACGACCAAATGCTGAAATATATGGTTGATAAGCAAGAACATATGGATCGACGTTGTAACCAGCTCCAGGGTCGATGCCTGAAAGTGCTCCAATAGAACCGAGTGTGAATTTATCAAACGTTAGACATGTAAAGATCTTATTCTTAGAATCACCTTGAGGATTCTTTGGAAATCCGAATGCAGCACCAGCAATTGGTAAAGCAGAATATACTTGATTTGCTTGATTAAGTGTAGTGTAAACTGCTACAGCATCAATAGTAGTATTTGTGGATGTTGCACCGTACTTAATAATATTACTATTTGCAAATGTGCTTACATCTGCAGTTCCGCCAGTAACAGAAAAGTAATTGTGGTTATCTTTAGTTCTTAATACGCCTGTTGATTTTTCAAAAACAGTTCCGTGTGCTAACTTATATAAGTAATGTCCCGCTTCATCCACTTTGTTATTAGCAAATGTAGAGAAGTTTGTGGAATTAATTTGATCAAACTTACGATATGGATGAGAAAGAATTACGTCTGTTGCCGTAGTAGCTGCAACATAGTAGTAATCACCATTATATAAACCATTTAGTGCAGTATTTCCAGCAGCAACTTGATATCGTACAATATCGCCAATGTTGAATAGTGTGCTAGCACTTGGAAGAGTAATTTTTCCAGTTGTAGCATTTACAGAACTGCTTGCATTAAAAGCAATTTTGTTTACTTCTTGATAAACACGATCACCAACAGCAAATGCAGAACTTGATCCGACTGTTAGAGTAACACGGTCGTAATCAAGTGTTCCTACACCGTTTGCCGAAATTAGATCTGTGCCAATGAAGATGTCTTCTGTATCACCAAGAGTTCCAACATTAAACTGTGCACCGGAACCAAAACTTGTTGTAAGTGGAATCGCTGTGGTATTGGTTGTTTGTGTAAAGAGTCTTGCATGCTCAGAAGCAATATAGTCACCACCGGCATTTGCTACCGTGTATGTAACAACAGTAGCACGACCTGTGTTTGCACCAGTATAGAATGTATCAGTTTCAGTAAAGTAACCTTTGATTGGAACAAAGGTAAGATTACCAGATGAAGTACCAGCATCGTGAGAGACAGTAAGAAGAAGACCCTCAGCGATCTTCTTTCCGGCACTGTCATAGCGATAGATTCTATTGCTATGTAAAAGTTCACTATTATTCGCTGTAGAATATTTTAGTGTACTAATGAACTTTCTAATATCATATACACCAACAGTAAGACTTACTGCAGTCACATTAGCAGAGATAGAAGAATCCGTAGATACTTCTAATCTTTCTCCAATTGGAAATGCGCCGCGTGTATTATTGATTACAACGGTATTACCAGTACCGTCTGCAGTAATACTCTGAATAGTTCCTCTGCCTACAATAGCAGAAGTATTTTTATATAGAACAGATTGATTTACAGCAAGCGTACCATTTTGATTTCTTAGAGTTAATGTGTACACTTGTGGTATACCCATTACCTTACCACCAATTGTTCTATCTTCAACGGTGTTGGCATGGAATGAAATGACATTGCCAGGTGTAAAGTATGTTGCTGTATTTGTAAACACGCCATTGACGTGTGAAATCATGATCGTGCCATTTGAACCGGTCTGATCAATATCGACAATCTTACCAGCCCCGGACACCTGACCATTTGATGCATAACGAGATAATGTTTGACCAATCGTTAGATTTGCAGTCGCACTCGTAAATGTGGCATTCACAATTGGTTCAACTGCCTGTTCGAACAGACGGAAGTATTGGTCGCTGTTTGTATTTGCTACAACGCTATCAAGTGTGATTACTTTTTCAGAAATAATTGATTCTGAATTGAGTGTGTATCCATATCCACCATCGATAAAGATAAAGTCTACGATACCAGTTGCTTCACTGACAGACTCAACTCGAGCTAAACCACCGAGACCGTTTGAAGTTCCGGTGAATGTAACAATATCACCAACTCTAAAATCGCGGCTACGATCTTGTAGAATTACACGCTTAACAGAACCAATGAGCTTAGCTCTTTTTGTTCTGTCATAAACTGGATTGTTATTGACATTCAGACCAAGCAATTCACCATTGGTAAACTCGCCTTGGCGTCCAGAGATATAAAGAATATCTACGTATCCAACCGAGGTACGACGACGAATGAACTTTTCTACGAATGCTTTGGCACCAGAAATAGCACCGATGATTTGCTTACCAACATAGTCAACGTTAAAGCGCTTGTGTGTAACTTCTAGATATTCTGGTCTTTCCCAGATACCATCAGAAACACGAAGAATGTTATCGGCTGGATAACGTACTTCAGCAGCTGTACCATATACCAATTTGAAGAACAAGTCAATAGAACGCTCAGTACCCTTTGAACGATACAGGTCGAGCGAGTTCTTAATTAGAAGTTCTTTGTTTGTGGCAGTATCAAACTGAATGTTTTTGAGATACTTTTCTTTGAACTGTAGAATAAACTCATCTACAGTCGTATCAATATCACGATAGTCTGGAAGCTTGCGAGCTTGGTAGAGAGCAGCAGGACCTATTGCTTTATTTGAGCTATTAGATGTATAACTAATGTTTGCAGATGAATCAATATAAGGGGTTACAATATCACCGTTGGCCGCCGTATAAGAACCGCTATTCTCCATCCATTCAAAATATGCTTTGGCAAAAGCAATGAACTGTGGACCCTCTTCCTGATAGAAAGAAGGAAACTGGTTCTCAACAAATGGAGAAATTATTGCTTCTATTTTCTTCATTATTCTCTAATCTGTTCGATTGTGATGTTCACGTCTGATTCAATGATATTTAATATCACATTCTGGATGGCAGTAATATCGCGTGATCTTGGCTCAGCATAGATCTTCAGTGATGTACCTACATAGTTTTGAATATTAAAGTTATTCAGTCTTACTACGCCTGTGTCGTAATCAACAGTTCCAATATCAATAATCTTCTTATGGTTTGCTCCAGTAGGAGTTACAATTCTCATAACACCATCACCGTTATCTTCTAGAACACAGTTCTGGATTCCATTATATGTAAACGCGGTTGATGTTACACCATGTACGTCAATAATAGGATGCTCATCACCTAATAGAGGAATTTCATAAGTCAGCGGACACTTAAAATCTATTGTTAAGTTTAAAGCAGTGCCGATTTGTGGAGTAAGATATTTTACTAGATTGATATCTGTTTCATTACTAATAATGCTGGCATCTGTTGCATCGACTGCTTGAACAAGCTTAGAGTATCTAAATGTTTTTGCAAAGCTATTTAGATTTGTTGATGCATAGTTTAGAATAGCATCAATAACATAAGCGCGAAGATCTTCAGGATTTAGACCTGTTCTGTTAATGTTATAACGAACAGTACTATCAACTTTAAGATAGGTATAATCTGGAGTAATGAAAAGTGGTTCCATTGCAACCGAAGAGCGTGAACGAAGGAATCTTTTGTATTCGTCTTCTTTAATCTTTGGTAGACCATCAACATCTGTCAGATCAACAGAAACAAAGATACGACCATATTGTGGAGGAGTTGCATCCTCACCACCGTATGCTATGACAGCATTAATTTCTGGATAGTTGGCCTTCAATAGATTCTCATAATCTTCAGCCGTGACTGCACGTTCTTGAGTTGTGAAAGCTCTTGGAGCATTGAACTTGATTGAGTTCAGATCTTCTGCAACGGTTCCATCTGCGGCTGCTGATAATGTTGTAATAGCTACATTGGCTTCATTATCAATACGAGCAGCATTAATAAATCTAAATGCGCCGTTCGGAAGTTCACCATTTGATGTTCTGTATTCGATTACTACAATCGAGTTATTCTTTGGCTTGCGTCCAACAACACCATCGCCAAATACTACTTCATATGTATCACCGACTGCTGGCTGTAAGAAGAATACTTTAGCATTTTCATCATGACCGAATAGCGAAGTAGCACGTGAATATTCTAGTGTTGTAGATCCATTGTCTTCAAGTACAGTAACAGTAACGCTGGAAATGTCAACGGTTTTGTTGTTAATCTTATAAATTAATGGATTGCCATAATCTACGGCATATGTGTCTGTAAGATAAACACCTTCATAGATATCAATAGATTCACTTACA